AAGGTGTTATGCCGCCGCACATAGTTGTAATAGGCGAAGTGAAGGCCGACCGCTGCCTCGAAATTCTCCCGTTTCTTGCTGAAAGCATGAGTCAATCGGGTCAGACGCCTCATGTGAAGCCGCGTTGCCGCATTCAGCCGCTCCACATAGCTTGTAGAGATCAGCGCCACATTGGGCCGACCGGAAACGATGGTCTTTTCCACCGATGTGACTTCCGGCGGCCTGTAGCGGTGATTCGACAATTCCTCAGCCGCGTAGACCTTCACAACTTGCCCATAGTCTGCATTCCCGGCAAACGTTTTTTCCATCGCGCTCACATAGGCGTGGAAGCCATCGGTGGAGATTTGGACCCGGTTGCGCATCCGCTTGTTCAGGTCAGAGAGAAAGGCCAGGGCGGTCTTAGAATCCCGTTTGCCTACCTTGAAGGCAGGCACCAATTTCGTCTCGGCGTCAATGGCTGTCCACGTCCAAACATCGCCAAACGTAGGGTCATCACTCGGCATCACGCGGACTTCTTTCTTGCCGATGTATCCCCAAATCTCATCCAGTTCTAGCCGCTCGCAGGGAAGGTTGCGCATTTCGCGGTCCATCATCGCCATGCATCCCTGCCCGATGCGAACCCCAAGGCGCATGATCGTGTCGCGGTGAATGCCTGTCATGCGCTCAATAGAGCGGATGCTCGAACCCTCGGCAAGTGCAGCGATTACCGCGATTTGCTTGTCTATATTCAGGACGTTTGCCATGCCAAGCCTCGATTTAATAACTGTACTCCAATAATTATGGCCTGTCAAGAGTTTTTGGAGTACAATTTTAGAATTATACTGAAAAGATTGGCTTCTAAATACTGGCCTTTGGTATTGCTCCTTATCGCCATCGGAGCAATTCTCTACGTGTCCCGCTATGCAGAAGACCGTAAGGCAGAACAGCAAAAAGATGCTCAGTCGCGTAGTCCACAGGCCACGGTCACCCCAAATAATGCAGGCAAGAGCACTCAGGAGGCACCAAAAGCCGAGCATCACCCAGATTGGATCGACACGTTCGTATGGCCCGAGGGAGCAACTGTATGGGCGCTCTTTTTGACCTTGTTGGTCATCGCTTGGCAATCGACTGAGGCGCGCGCTGCCACTCAGGCTACAGAGCAAACTGTTAAGGCAAGTCACGATGGCGCGCGTGCGTGGATCGGCGTGCGTGTCTACCAAGACAATACTGGCCAAGGGCCTTTTGATGACCTCATCGAGGCTCCAAGAATTTATTGGGAGATTAAGAATTCCGGGCAGACGCCTGCTTTTATCACGGAAGTTTCCACGCACATCGCTGTACTCAATTCCTTGGATGGCGAACCAGAATTTGAATGGAAGCCTCTTGCGGTCTACACATTCATTGGTGCGCGTATTGCCACTCAGCATCGCGTGCACATGAGCCACCATGCATTCGACCTGTGCGAAAGAAGGCAAATGTTTCTCAAGATTTATGGAAGGATAAAATACCGCGATGTTTTCGGGGTGGATCATGAAACCGGATTCAGTTTTCGCTACCGCCCCACCCCCGACGCATCTGATCCGGTGGAACAAGGGTTCTATCAGGAGACTGGAAGCAAATACAACTACAATACTTAATGCAAGTGTCCAAATTAGGACACTACCCTTCGCGCTGCCGTAGAACCGCAGGTCGCCGCCCACGCTGGTCAGGGCATCGAGCTTCGCGCTGCCGTCGAGCAGCAGCTCGCCGCTAAAATCGCCGGAAACCTCGGCTGCATCGATGAGGCGCCACTGCCGGTCCGGATTGTCGCGCGTGTAAATTCCGCTTTTCATGTTCGATCTCTCCTGTGGATTATTTTTCAAAAAACTGCTCCTGTGGGCTCTTCACGATGATCACCGTCCTGGGGTTCAGGGCGTCATAGCGCCGGTGCCCGTGGAAATCGTCGATCAGCGAATCGTCTTCAATTGCGCCGCACTTCGTGAGGGCGTCAAAGATGCACTTGGCAAAGTTGTCCGTATCTCTGCGCCGCCGATCCGGGAGGAAAACGACGTACTGGACTTCCAGGGCCAGCCCGCGGATCAGCCTGCCGGCATTCACCGCAGCCACGGCGCTCCACCAAGCCTTCGCTTCCTCGGTCGGATATACCTGCACGAACGGCTTTCCGCGCCTGGGCGTAACCACCCGGTAGCGGTTGTAGTGGCCGCAACTCGGCGGGATCAGAGGCACGACCAACCGGAGTTCGTTCATGCGACGGTTACTCCTGTCTTGAAAGGATTAAATACATACCGTAGTAACCGTAGGGCCTGTGGAAAATTAGGAAAACGAGGGCACAATACTCATTCTCCGCGACTTAACGATGGGCAAACCTGTGGAAATTTCTGTGGATCGTTTGTGGAAAATTTTAAGAACTAGGGTGTAACTCCAAGTTCCAGTAGAGCTTTTCCACATATTCACAAACACCTTCCTCCACCCCTTGTGGAAATTTCGGAAATCGCGTGCCGGATTCGGCATATCTCATTGAAATCATTACCTGCCTATTTCTTGCCGGCATTGTGGAAATCGTTGTAGAGAATTCTTCGGCTGCCTTTGGCTAGATTGCACCTCAGATGTGCCGCGCCGTTCTGCCACCGACCCCCGGGGAGAACGATCCGGTCATCCCGTTTCGACCCGCCCATACCTCTTCCGTTCTCATGCTCAAAGGTCGCCTCGGCATCGGAAAGCGGCAGCCGGCAGAGGCAGCATTTGCCCTTCTGGCGCTTCAGCATGGCCAGCAGGCGCAGCTTGTACTCGAGCTTGCCGGCGGCGCTCCGAAGGCAAATCTCTCGCCCGTCGCGTGTGACTCTGATCGCGTCCCTCACGGCACGTCCGTCTTTACATCGTCAAGGTAGGAAAAATCTTCGCTGGCTGGATCGAAGTGGCCTGATTCCGGCGCTGGCGCGGCCTTTACTGCGCGCGGCTCGCCGCGCATGTAGCGTTCGGCTAAAAGGCTTACCAGCGCTGTCGCCTCGGCCATCACGGAGGTCGCGGCTTCCTCCATCTCCCTGTGGATAACGGGATCGGCCACCAGCCGCTTGCGAAAGAGCCGGAATTCTTCAGGCAGCTCGGGATAAAGATCACCAGGCGCGTAGCTCACGAAATCCCACCACTGGCGCTCACAGCACAGCATCCCGCACTGCATCTGGGGAACGTATTCCTCCGGGATCCGATCTTCGACGAGATACCGCTGGTGCGTCGCCAGCAGTGGAACCTTGATTTCGAGACCGCCGTCCAATCTGATGAGCCCATCAGGCGAAGCACCAAGAAAATCGAGTGTTGGGTGGAGCACAAAGCCGGTCTGCTCAACGTCGGTTCCCGTGCTCTGCCAGTATTCGATCCGAGCCTCATTTTCGTACTGCGTGCCGAGCTCCATCGCTTTTGAGACGTAGTGCTCCGCCGGCACGCGGGTGATGAGCTCCCAGGCGATTTCGCGGACGTAGTTATCGTGGTCCGCTGCCCAGTCACCGGCCTTTTTGTCGCCAGAGGCTCGTTTCAGCTTCGCCATGGCACGGCCGATCTCGGACGCGGTGACCCTGCCGACGCGGGCCTGGAACCACTCGTGGCAGTTCTGCTCGGGGCAAGCGATCCTCATCGGGCACCCTCCGCGAACTCTTTCTTCAGGGCTTCGTAGACGGCCGTCAGGCGTTGCTTTGCCTGATTGTCGCGGAGGGCCTTGGCCTTGGAGTACGCCTCTCCAAAGGCTTGCTTGAGGCCATCGAAGGTAGGAGCGTTATTGAGCGCATCGATGTGCTCCTGCAGGGTCTCAGGGGACATCCCAGCGTCGGTCTCGGCCGGCGTCTTCCCGTCAGTGTCCGGCATAGCTGCAACCAAACCCGTCGCTGCGCAGAACGTGTACTTTTCGAGATAGCTCAAGGTTGAGCCGATGGACTGAAGATCGTTCTTTGCGCCCGAAGTGTCGAGCGGCGAAGAGAGCGGTTGGCCTGGGCGCTCGTAAAGACCGTACCGAAGCAGGCAGCGCATTTTGATCCGGCCGTTTTCCTCCGTGTGCTCGTAAGACCAGGTGATTCCCCGCTGGGCCATCAACGGCATTGCCTCTTCGCAGTAAGCGGCCAAATCCGCGTAGCTGTAGTCGAAGGCGTATTCCCGTCCCGACCCCTTGGCGATGCCCTGCATCTTCCCCGTGCGGTTTTTGACGATCCGGGGCGGATTCTTTTTGAAATCAGCCATCGCCTCGGCAAAAGCTCGCTCATCCTGCATTTCCTGCATGTCGCGCTGGCCCTTAACGTAGATTTCCATCAGAGCCTTGGCCGCTTCCGGGCTGAGATTAGGATTCGAGGCGAACCGCTCCATTAGGCCAAGGATCGGGTCGGCCGGAACGTCCTCGGGCTTCGCCAGGGCGGCGCTGCGCTTTTCCACAGTGACGATCTCAGTTTCCGGCATGGCTGCCTCGAATCTCCGCATCGCGCCGGCAGTAAGCTGCCCAGCCGGGATCGCAGGGAAAGATTGCTCGCTCACCGATGCCGCGGCAGCCTAGCCGCGCGATGCGCTGAAAGATTTCCATGGCCTGCACGCGGCGCGGATTACGCCAGAATTCATTCACTGTGCCGCGTGTCATCAGCTCGAAACTACGACGGCGCAAGGATTCAAGATCGTATTTCATAAATTCCTTTCACCACGCAAGCAGGACCGCGAGCAGCGCGGCAGCTAACGCCACCAGCGCTCGCGCGGCGATCTCGGTGTAGTCCGGTTTGGGCTTATCGGTCCAGGGGTACATGGTGCCCTTCAGTTTGCGCGAAGCGCCGCCTTGATGCTGACGAGCGTCCGGAACACGAAGTCCCAGGCACGGTAGGAAATCCAGGCTGCGCCCAAAAACGAGGCGAGCAGCGAAACGGCGGGCAGCATGCTCATCTGCCGGCCTTGATTTTGCGCTTGCTCAAAAGTGCGGAATCGGTACATGGGGATTCTCCTCTCGGAGAAACAACGCAGGTGGGGGAGGGGAAAAGCAAGCCTACAATGCAATTGAGGAGGGCCACACCTACGGCCGTCCCGATCCCGAGCCCCTGGGTCCGTCCGGCGAGGTATCCGTCTATGAGGTTGCCCATGGCTGCTCCTGATCGTGAGTCCAAGGTAGCGCCGCGCGAGAGCAAAGTCAACACCTTTTTGCATAATTTGCGAAACTTTCGTATTGACACGTTTGTGCTATAGTGCTACGGTTCGGGCATGGCAGATTTGCGCATACCGGACGTGGACGGCGACCTGCAGGCTCGGCTCAAAGCCGGAGCGGCCATGGCGAAAATGACGCTCAAGGCTTTTATCGTGGAATTGCTTACCAAGGCATTGAAGGAACGGGAAACGGCAGCGCCGTGAGCAGCCGCGCCTTATCGACCGTCACCCAGCGCGTCTGCGCCTGTGGCTGCAATGGTGTTTTCCGCCCCACCTTTCCTGGCTCCCAGTTCAAGCGCGGACATAAACCGAAAAAAGCGGCTCCCGCTGGGGCTCCAATTCCGCCGGCCGAGGCCGAACGCGCATGCCTGAACTACCGGCTGGCGCTTCAGGATGCCGAGAAAGAGCTGCGAAGCGTGGTCGATACGATTGATTCGATAGATGATGAGATCGAGAAGCACCGGGACGAGATATGGCGCCTGCAAGAGCTCAAAGACGGCGCGACCGCCCGGCACGCGCAGATGGTTGCGATCAGCGACGGCCTCAAAGCAGTTCTCGCCGCTGGGCCCAAAGTCCAAGTGCTGCGCGAGCATCCGCTGCGGCAGGCGTGAAGTCGAAAAGCCGACGAGCGCGGCGCAGGAGGGAAGCGTGACTGAGAGGGTGAAAGCGAAATTTGAGGAGCAGAAATGGTGCTGTTCTTCTTGTGCGCAGAAGCGTAGATGTTCCGTGTGCGATGAGCCCACAACGACGGCTTGCTTAGACTGTGCGATTGACCTGCGCGTTACCGTCTATGTTTGCGGCACGCGCGCTTGCCGCGACCATCATGAGACAAAATGCGGAGCAGAGTTACGCAAACTAAAGACCCGCGCCGAATCCGCGCTGACCGAGCGCGAGCGGGAAGTGGCCGCGCTGACGAACATCTGCAACTACGGCGTGGCCGATGGTGCGCCGGACAGAATGCTCCGCGATCACAGGCGATATGAGAGTCTTTGCCTTCGCAGGTCGCGCACTGAAGACGTTAACGAGCAAGCAAAATGGATTGCACTTGCGTGTGAGGCGAGGGCGTTCATCAAAACCTATGGTGACCTGGACGCAGACGAAAATCTGATAGATCGCTGCAAGAAAGCCGAAGCCGAAGTGGAGCGGTTGAAGGCGGAAGTGGAACTGTACCGGCAGAGCGATGAGGCGCTACATGCAAAGTTCGACGAATGTCCGCACAAACACGATGGTCCTTGCGGCTGTTCCTATGATCGACCCGGGGATGTGTGCCTCGTGCACTCTCCAAAGTTGCGTGAAGCCGAGGCCGAACTCGCCGCCCTTCGCGCGCGGTGCGAGCGGCTGGAAGCGCCGGTGAGCAAAGAGGAATCACAGTTCTTCTGGTGGCGCGGCGGTCCTGATGATCTTGTAACTTCCAAGGAAGGCGTAAACAGACTAATCGCTGCTCGTGCAGCCGCGCGCGTCGAAACAAAGGAGTAGTGTATGCCGCATGATATTCACGACAATGAGCTAAGGGTGGGGGATTGTGTCATGGTTCCCTGCAAGATCAAAGCGATCCATCTAACCGAGGAGTTCTGCAATCTCGATTTGGAAACGAGTTTGGGAATGTGGCCGAGCGATGCCCCACTTTCGCTGACTCTAAATTCCAGGCAGACGGTAAAAGTCGAACAAGGAAAGACGCGGGAATGGTACGAGCAGAACGATCCGCAGGCGCTCGTGGACTCAATAAATGCTGCGAATGCTGGCAATCCAGCCGCGCGCGAGGGCGCAGAGGAGGGCAAGTGAAGGCATTGACGCTCTGGCAACCATGGGCAACGCTGGTCGCAATGGAAGTCAAGCGCATCGAGACGCGCTGCTGGAAGACAGACTATCGGGGCGAGATCGCTATCCATTCGGCAGCACGGTTGCCTCCAAAGTGGCTTGGGGCCTCTTCCCGCACTGATCCATTCCGCGATGCGCTGGCCGATGTATTCGGAGTCCGGCGAGACCGAGATGATCGCGGCGGGAAGCATGTTGACGACATTCTGCGCGGGCTGCCTTACGGGAAGGTCCTATGCGTGGTCAGGATCACGGACATCGAAGAGACCAATCCGATGATGCTCGAAGGCATTGACGACCGCGAGCAGCTTTTCGGCAACTACGAGGAAGGGCGCTATGCGTGGCACCTGCGCATGGTGGACGTGTTCGAGCCTCCGATTCCGGCGAAGGGCAACAGGATGCTATGGAACTGGAATCCCGATACGCAGCGCGCAGAGGAGGGGGCGCGGTGAAGCCGAAGCGACTGACGAGTAAACGAGACCGGTTGTGGGCGCGCGCCGACCGTGATTCGCAATGGCGATTCATGGAGCGCGTAGCGCGCGAAGGCGTTGTCTGGATGTGCCCGTGGGACAAGTACCATCGGCATGGCGCGGATGGAGTGTACGTTTTCGGCTTGCTGGGCAGTAATGAACTTTTCGCGTGGTTGGCGGCGCACAAAGATTGGTGGGAAAGGGGACGCTGGAGCGAGAAGAGATGCGCTCGTTCTATCCGCATCACCGAAGCTGGCCGCACTGCTTTGGCGAACCGCGAACTGTACGACATGGAGCCGATCTACGGCGGGATGGTCGAGCCAGGATTCGTGGTGACTCCGTGGCCCAAAACGCAGCCATCGGTAACCGCATGACCGCCCGCGCGGGCCAAATTTCCACTTTTGTGCCAATTTCCAACTTGACAGCGGTGGTACGCTCGTAGCGGAGCGGACGCGAGAGCCGTTGCTCGCGGAAGCGGCGCTCCGGCGTACCCACGGTAGAATGAGGGCATGGCAAAGGAATCAGAGACTTGGGACGAGGCCCATCGAGAACAGCCGCTGGATCGACGCGCAAGGCGCACAAATAAAAAGCGCGCGCGATTCCTGAAGGCGCTCGCTGAGACCTGCAACGTCTCAAGAGCCTGCGAAGCGAGCAATTTATCCCGGCGCGTGGCCTATGACTGGCGGGATGCCGATCCGAAGTTCAAGTTGGCCTGGGAAGATGCGTTGGACCGCGGTGCCGAAGTCCTTGAGGATGAAGCGCGCCGCCGCGCCTTTGATGGAGTGGATGAGCCTGTTTTCCAGGGCGGCAAGAACGTCGGAACGGTTCGCAAGTACAGCGACACGCTGCTGATTTTTCTCCTCAAGGGTGCCAAGCCGAAAAAATACAGCGACCGGAATGTGATCGCCGGCGATCCGGAAAGCCCGCTGTCAGTGAAGGTGGCGAGGGAAGATGTCATCCGCAAGCTCTCGGCTCGAACTGCTGCGAAGTGACCCGGATTTCAACGCTCGCCTGGCGCAGCTGACTGACCGCGAGCTCGAATTCCTGCTCTATGACTGGGAGACCCACCAGCGGCCGGCCCAGGCCCAACCGCACGACTTTGCCAGCGGAGCCAAGGCTGCATGGCTGATCCTGGCCGGCCGCGGCTATGGGAAAACACGGGTCGGTGCCGAGACGGCGCGGGGCTGGGTCAAAGCAGGATTCAACTACGTCAACCTGATCGCGGCGACGGCAGACGATCTCCGCGACGTGCTAGTGGAGGGCGAATCGGGCATTTTGGCCGTTTGCCCGCCAGATGAACGGCCGGAATACAAATCCAGCAAGCGCCGGCTCTACTGGCCCAATGGGGCAATCTCGCTGCTTTTCACGGCCGAGGAACCGGACCGGCTGCGTGGCAAGCAGCACCAGAAGCTCTGGCTGGATGAGCTGGCGGCTTGGAAATACGACCAGGACGCCTACGATCAGGCTTCCTTCGGGTTGCGGCTCGGCGCCAACCCGCAGATGGTCATCACCACGACGCCCAGGCCGACGAAGCTGATTCGCAAGCTGGTGGATGATCCGACAGTCGCCGTCACGCGCGGCACAACCTACGAAAACCGGGCCAATCTGGCGCCCGGGTTCTACACCAAGATCATCACGAAATACGAGAAAACGAGGCTTGGGCGGCAGGAACTGCTTGCAGAAATTCTCGATGACAATCCCGACGCGCTCTTCAAGCTGGCCGATATTGAGAACAATCGCGTTATCAAAGTCCCGCCCTTCACCCGGGTCGTGGTCGCCCTCGACCCGGCCACCACCAGCCTCGAAACCTCGGACGAGTGGGGCATCGTCGCCGTCGGCCAGGATGGTCGGGATCCGGCGCACTTCTATCCGCTGGCCGACGAGAGCGATATCTACACGCCCGACGAGGCGGCGAAACAGGCCGTCCGGCTCTACCACCGGCTACAGGCCGACCGCATCGTGGGGGAGGCCAACAATGGCGGGGACATGATCGAAACGATCCTGCGTTACCAAGATGCCAACATCGCGTATAAGAAAGTCACGGCCAGCCGCGGGAAGAAAATCCGGGCCGAACCCGTGAGCGCGCTCTATGAGCAGGGCCGGGTCCACCACCACGGCACCTTCGGGAAGCTCGAGGATGAACTCACCAACTGGAACCCGAAGCTCGACGAGGTCTCACCGAACCGTCTCGACGCGCTGGTGTGGGCCTTGACCGAGCTCGCTGGCGGGACAGATGGCTGGGCCGGCTACGTCCGCGCTGAGGCCGAAGAGCTCGAAAAGAAGGGCATCGTGCCGAGGTTACCCGCGCCGCGCGTGAACGTGGACGGCGGTAACCGCGATGTTTGCGAATGTGGTAGCAAGGTATGGCGCGGTGATTTATGCTTCAAATGCGGAAAACCGAGGCCGCAAGCATGAAGATAAAGATCGATTTTTTCGGCGACAAATCGATTGCAGACAGCGCCACGATCATCGAGGGCGATAAGGAAATCAAACTGGGGAATCTGCGCGCACTTCACCATGAACTAGGGACTCGCAATGAGGAGCCATGGCTGCGGCCTGAAGGCGACACCTGGTCTCTTCATCTGCGGAAAATTCCAGAGCATCAGATTGAATTTCTATAACAGCGGAGAACCGAATGCGAGAGCTGATGCCCTGTCCCTTCTGTGGAGATGACAACCCGCAAGAAGTGATCGAAGGCGAGAACGGTGATTGCCTTATCCAATGCCGTCTCTGCCAGGCACGCGGTCCCATCTGTGCGGAATTAGGCAATGCGCGCAAGACGTGGAACCGCCGCCAATTCGTTCAGGATCGATCAAGATGACAGATCGAATAACCGTCACGGAAGATCTGCCGGCCTGCCCGCAGTGCGGCGCACCCGCTGTCAAAACCGGCACGAATGACCGGATTTGCAACAGCTGCGGCTTGACATGGACGGTTCGCACAGAGCAGGATGAGCTAGACGAGGCGGCCAGCCGGGAAGTGCGCTCGCGGGAGTTCAACGAGGAGCGCGGGCGCGCACGGAAGATTGGGCGGCTTCAAACGAGGTGGTGAATGGACTACGCCGTGGTCTACAGCCCCTATCTCGAAAAAGGCACGGTCTGGATCGACCACGAGGCCGGCCGGATCACCGCCCACGATATGGACGATGCGCGCGAGTTCGTGCGGCTGCTCAACGAGCGGGCGAACGCTGCCACTGAAGCCGCCGACGCAGCCTTCCTGAAAGCGATGCGGATCCAATGGCCGTGAAGCCGGGCGAGCTCCAGAAGCCGCGCATCTCGACGCTGCGGAAGCCGGCGCCCAAGGTCTGCCCGCGCGGCATCACCGATCCTGTGCATCTTGCCAGCTGCGCCTGCACGCCTCCGCGCGGCGATGACGGCCCACCGCGAAAGAGAGACTGAATGCTCGCTCGGCTGGTGCGCTGGCTGATCCGCGCCTTCCCGATCCTGAGCTACGACTATCGGCGGCGGCGGATCAAACGGCGGCAGTTCTGCCCCGCCTGCGCCAACAAAGTGAAGGTCGAGATGCGCTTCAACCCGGCCCAGCGGCAGGTTGTTTGCCAGTGTCCGCGATGTTTGGCCTGTTGGGGTTATGATACGGCTGTGAAGCCGGACCAATTCGCGGCGCTGCCGAAGGTGGAGGAATAGATGGGCCTGCTCAAGACCGTCCAGGAAGCCTTCGCGCCGATGTATCGCCCTGCCGGGAATCTGATCGACGGCGTGAATCCGGGCTCATGGGCGAGCGCCCAGAATCCGATCCGGCCAACCTTGCAGCTCGGCGTCGGGCTACGCCAGTGGGACTTCACGCCGGGCATCAACCTGCAGTTCACGCCGCGCGGCGACCAGGCGATCAGTTTCCAGCAGCTCTGGAACGTGTCGAATAGCTTCGACCTCTGCCGGCTGATGATCGAGAAGCGGAAGAATGACATCGCCAATCGCGCATGGCTGATTCGGGTGGTGCCGAAGGCGGGAGAGACCAAATCGGCGCGCCTCAAGCGCGAATCTTCGAATCCCGATGTGGCCAAGGTCACACAACTGCTCAGGTATCCCGACGGCGTGCATCGCTTCGCGCAGTGGATCAGGATGTGGGTCGAGCAGATGCTCGTTTTCGATGCTCCGACCGTCTTTCCGTTGCGGGCGATGGACGGCAGCCTGCTTTCCTTGCGGCTGATCTCCGGGTCGACGATTACGCCGCTGATCGACGATCATGGTTTTCGGCCCATGCCGCCGTCGCCGGCCTATCAGCAGATCATTTTGGGCATTCCGACCGCCAACGTCGCCGGGCAGAAACAGCGCCTTGAATTCACCGCCCCGAACCGCAAAGACTGGAAGCCCGGCGACCCAAGCGAGCTCTTCTACCACCCGAAAAATCCTCGCGTTGATTCGCGGTGGGGCTTTTCTCCGGTCGAGCAGATCATCGTGACGCTTTCAATCGCGGCCAACCGGCAGCAGTTTTTCCGCGATTTCTATACCAGCGGCAACGTGCCCGAAGGCCTTTTGCCGATGCCTGAATCCTGGTCGGCCCAGCAGATTAAGGACTTCCAGAAGTGGTTCGACTCAATCCTTGCCGGCAACCTCAAAATGAAGCGCCGGATCATCATGGTGCCCGACACGAAGCGGGAACCGACCATGACGAAGAACGAGGCGCTGACCGATGCCACAGACGACTATCTCAATCGTCTGGTCGCCTTCGCTTTCGGCGAAAGCCCGCAGCCGTTGGTCAAACAAGTAGGGCATCAATCGACGGCAAAAGAGGGCAATGACCAGGCACAGGCGTCTGGGCTGGAACCCGATCTGGCGCACATCGCCGGTTCCATCAACGACATCCTGAATGCCTTCGGCTATGACGAAATCGAGTTCGTCTGGGAAGACCCAACGGAGATCGATCCGGTCAAGAAGCAGCAGAATGATGTGGCCTACGTGAACGCCGGTATTTACACGCGGAATGAGGTTAGGAACGACAACGGCGACGATCCGCGGCCCGAACCCGAGGCCGACATCCTGATGATTACGACGCCCTCCGGGCCGGTGCCGTTGAACGCAGATGCCGCCGCCGAGCGTTCGCAGTCGATGACGCCTGAGCCCGCGCCCGACGACGAGCAGGAGCCCGGCAAGCCCCAGCCGGGAAAGAAGCCGGCCAAAAAGCGCGCCCCGCTGAAATTGGTCGCCGGCGATCTCACTCCCCGCAGCCGGCAGGCGATGGACGGAGCGAAGCGGGTGCTGCGCAAGTTCCTTGCGGCCCAGAAGACCAGAATTTCCACAGGGGCGGCTGAGCAGTTTGTTGCACTTAAGGCAAATGTTCCGCGCGGAACACTGCTAAAGTGGGATTGTGACCGTCTGCAGCAGCTGCAAGAAAAACCCGCTGAGGCCAGGGCAGCGTTATTGTCAACCCTGTCACGCTGCTTCGATGCGCGCCTTCCGGAAAACGCATCCGCTGAAGCCAGAGCAGCGCAGAAAGATGAACTGCCGTTCCTACGCAAATACCTATCTGCATCGCGGGAAGATCAAGAAAGAGCCTTGCAAAATCTGCGGGCAGCCGGCCCAGATGCACCACCCAAACTACGCCGAGCCGCTAAGGGTGATCTGGCTGTGTCGGGCGCACCATCTCAAACTCCACAAGATCAAACTCTCACGGACGCAGAGAGAGCGGCGCTGATCCTCGCTTCCCTGCAATGGGATTATCCGACCCTTTATTCCGGTCTGAAGCCTTACCTTGAGATGGCCGCCGAAGAGGGCGCAGCCCAGGGTGCGCACCAGGCCGCGGTGAATCTCGGCTCCGACATGAGCCAGATTCTCAAGCCCGCAACGGACGCTGCCACCGCGGGCGCGGCTGATCGCGCAGCGCAGATGGTCGGCCTCAAAGCCGATGCGGACGGGAACCTCACCGAGGCGCCCGGCGCTGATTGGGCGATCTCGACCACGGCGAAGGATGACGTTCTCAACACGATCAAGCAGGCCATCTCCGAGGGCTGGTCGCCGCAGCAGCTCGAGGCCGTGCTTCAGGCATCTGCCGTATTCACGCCTGACCACGCAGACCTGATCGCAGACAATGAGATCACGCGCCAGCAGGCACTGGGCCACCTTTGCGCCTGGATGGAATCGAAGGCGGTTCTCGAATACGTCTGGACGGTCGCCGACCTTGGCTGCTGCGCGCTCTGTGCCAGCTTCTCAGCTCTGGGCTCTGTGCCGGTGGGCTACCAGTTCGCCCCGATGATAACTGCCCCAGGCGCACATCCTGGGTGCAGGTGTTGGCTCCAGGCCACCAAATTTGCGGAGGATTGACCCTTTGCCCGCTCGCCGTAAGGAACACATCGTGGTCCGCACGCTGCTCGACGAGGTCGAGATGGCGCTCGACAAGCATCCTGACTACCGGCTGATCGGCATGAGCGCCTACCAGGTCGGGATCGGCAACGGCTCGTATGTCCAGGTGATTCTGGCCTTCAAGTTGAAGGACGGCAAATAGATGGCGCTGGCAAAAACGCAGATCATCCGAGTCCTTGGGGCGGTGCAGGGCGGCGCGCGCACGAGTGCTGAAATTGAAAAGATCACCGGCATTCCGCTGCACGTCGTTTCCGCTTATCTCTGCCAGCTGCGCCGAGAAGGAAAAGTAACCTCGGTCCGGCTCTGGAAGCGCGGAATCGTTGGGCAAAGAACTTTCATCTGGGAGCCGGTCCAATGAACCTCTCGCAGCTCGTCTTCAATGACGACGGCACCATCGACCCGGCGCAGCTTGAGGGCCTCCCTGAAGAAGTGCGGGCGCGGCTCACGTCGCCTGAGTTCATCGCCCGGGCCCGCGTGCAGATCGCCTACGCAAAAAAGCAGGCGGAACTGCGCCGGCAGGCGGCGACAGTGCGCGCACTTGCGGCCCAGGAGCATGAAATCCGCCGGCCCTCTGGGCTCTCCGGTCGCCAGCGCAAGCGGCTGCGCAAAGCCGTGCGCCGGGCCATGAAAATCGAGCGTGCTAAACTCCAGAATTGAAATCGGAGGAGATCATGGCCCCTGAAGTCAATTTCGTGACCACCAACCCTGCGCAACTGAACGACCGCGTGACGGAGCTGCAGATCGCCTTGCAACTTGACGAGGCGAACAACCTGCAAGGGGCTGAGTACACGTCTGCGGGAGCGATCACGCCGGGCGGCAACGCCGTTCTCAAGACGGGTGCTGCGAGCGCGATGACACTGGCCCTTCCGCTGCCTGGTTCTCAACTGAACGGCGGCCAGGATTTCGCCACCATGCAGATTGTCGCCCTCGATGCTCACGCCTATACTGTGACTGTCCCCAGCGCCTTCAATGGTGGCTCCGACACGGTGGCAACTTTTGGCGGCACGGCCGGCGACTCCATGCAACTGCTGGCCTATGACGGCGTTTGGTACGTGACCAACCTGACCGGCGTAACCCTCGGCACCTAGGACTGCCATGAAATTCGAGAAGTTCATCCCGCTGGTCAAGATGGAAGAGACCCCGAGCGGCTCTCTGCTCGTCTTCGGCACAGTTACGGCGGAAGAGCCGGATTTGGAATCAGAAGTTTGTGACTACGCCGGCACGAAGCCCTTCTATCAAGCGAAGGTCAACAGCATGTTCAAGCTGACCAGCGCCGTCGAGGGGATGGAGCCGTCGCTGATGCCCATGCGGGAGATGCACCAGTTCAAGGCCATCGGCGCCGGCCGGTCGATTGAATTCGACGACGCGGCCAAGACCATCAAGATGGGCTTCGAGGTGGTCGATCCAGACGCCATCATCAAGTTCAAAAAGGGCGTCCTGATCGGCTTTTCGCAGGGCGGGGACTACGTCGGCCCGATGGTCGACGACCCGGTGCACAAGGGCTGCAAGCGGTATGTGGCCGATCCGGCCGAAGTTTCAGGTGTCGATTCCCCATGCCTGCCCTCGGCCCTGGTCGAGACCATGAAGGGCAGAACCGTTACGCTGGCCAAAGCGTCTGGCGCGGTGGAGCAGATTCTTCTCCAGACGCCCAGCCCTGACATCTTAGCCTTCGCCAAGATCGAGCGGGAGCTGGCGGAGCTCCGACGCATGTTCAAACGGGAATTCTCGGACGAGGAACGCAAAAAGTTGGCGGAGGAAGGCAAGGCGCTGCCGGACGGTTCATTCCCGATTGAAACGGTCGAAGACCTCAAAAACGCGATCCATGCCTACGGCCGCGCCTCGAACAAGGAAGAAGCCAAAAAGCATATCATTTCCCGGGCGCGGGCGCTCGGCCGGACTGACCTTTTGCCCGACGACTGGACTTCGGATAAAGCGCGCAAGGCCATCAGAATGGCCTGTGCTAAGATTTCCCTCCAGAAGGGCCTCTACGAAGTGGGATGGCTGGCATCGCTGGTGCAGGATTTGCACTGGCTTTGCCTCAATGCCGAGTTCGAGCTCGAAATGGAAGGCGACGGCTCGAAGGTTCCCGGCGATCTCCGTGACGCCTGGGATGCGCTCGTAGAAGCCTTCAAGGACATGGCGGAAGAGGAAGCCGACGAGTTGGCCGCCCAGGGCGGAAAAGGAGCGAAGAGCATGAAAATCACCACGGCGGAACAGGTCGCCAAGGCAGCCAAGACGATCCACGACCATCTCGAAAAGCACATGGAGATGCACAAAGCTCTCCATGAAAAGCTCGAAGGCACCTTCCACAAGGAGCACGCCATCATGAAGGCCCACACCGCCATGATGGATCACTGCGAAAAGTGCATGAAGGCCGCCAAGGATGCGGGCATGGGCGACGAGCCCGAGCCCGAGGAGAAGGACGGCGAAAAGGCCGCCCTGAGCGCACTTACGAAGCAGGTCGCCGACCTCACGGAGATTGTGAAGAAGCTCCCCGCCAATCAGACGATTCCTGCAACGGGTGCGGGCGGCGCTCAGAAATCCGTCGAGTTCGAAGACCTTCTGGTTTCGAAGTAACGCATCTTTCACCGGGTCTCGCGCAAGGCCCCTCGTTCCAATTCCACGCGGCGGCAGAGGAGCAGCACCATGCACCCCAACGCTGTTACGGATGGATGGAACGGCATCAGCCAGGCGCGGTTCGCCGAGCTCATCTCGAAAACCGACATGCGCGTGATCGAGGATCGCGTCGCCAAGGCCGGAGCCGACAAGTGGCGCGAGTTCGTGAAGCGCCACTCAAAGAGCCTGGCGAAGACCTCGACCACCACCGGCGTCACGACCGCTCTCGACCTCAATTTCATCGATCTCCGCGCGCCGGCCTACATGCTCGACCCGATCTTTGCTCACCTGCGCAACACGACTCCGCGGTGGGATAAGGTGAACGCCGGCTACGGCGTCCAGCCGCAGTGGAAGGCGATCACGGCTATCGATGCGAGCAATCAGTTCCCCGGGGTGTCCGAGGGCAACACGAACTCGAACGGCAGCTTCTCCCTGGACAACTATTCGGCGCCTTATGCCACCCTCGGCACCGACGACTTCGTGACCTACGAATCGATCTCGGCCTCTGAGGGTTATGAGGACTCGCTCGGCGACGCAAAGATGTGGCAGCTGCTCCGGTTCGTCCGCCAGCAGGAGCGCACCATGCTCGGCGGCGCCGGCACGACGGCTTCAAATGGCGCGCTGCAGCTCGGCACCACCAACACGCCCACCGCCGCGCTGAGCTCGATCAATAACTCGCAGAACAACTCGACCAATCTCCCGACCGGCTCCTATGCCGCGGCCTATGCAGTCGCGCTCAATTACCGCGCGGCCGTCAACCCGAACAACACCGTCTCGGCCGGGCTCACCACGCAGTACCTCCGCACCAATGCGGACGGCTCGACGGATGTGATCAACGGTGGCACGGCCATCATCTCAGCCGCCTCGAATGTCGCCGGTCCCACCGTGAGCGGCACTAAGAACGTTCTCTTTTCCTGCACGCCGCAGGCCGGTGCCTGGGGCTACGCCTGGTTTGTCGAGGTCAACACGGCTGACACCTTCACGCCGTCGCCGGTTCTCGCGCTGCTCACCGGCATTACGCCGAGCTCTTACTTCGTTTACAGCGGCCAGGCCCAGGGAACGCAGACGGCCGCCTACAGCGGCTCCGGCGGGTATGCCGGCTTTGCCAGCGACCTCTCCACCAATTCGCTCGATTACGATGGCCTGCTGACCATCGCCTCGAACTCGAACTACACCACCGGGCTGCCCACGGCGACCTTCAACGTCAACAGCTTTGGCACGGCGCTCGCCGGCGGCTGGGACAACCACGGCGCCGGGCTCACCAATGGCGGCACGGTCGGCTCGATCACGGAGATCGATGCGATCCTCTTCGCCATCCAGCAGGCGGCGCTGACCGGGCCCACGAAGATCTACCTCTCGACCGACCAGGTGGCGGCCTTCCGGTCTGCCTTCCTGAAGGGCGCGACGGGATCCTCGCAGGCGAACTTCTTCTTCCCGAACGGCGGCCCGTCGACTGATGGCAGCGGCCTCACCATCAACACGATCATCGCCGAGTATCACAACGTCTTCGGCCTGCCGGGGGGCATGTTTGTGCCGGTGATCCAGCATCCGTATCTACCGGCAGGCACGATCTTCTTCGACGTCGACAAGCTCCAGGAAACCTACGCGAACTCCCGGCTGGGCGAAACGCGCGGCGTCTTTGTGCGGCGCGATACCTACGGCATCGAGTTCGCCCAGACCAGCCGCAAATATCCCTTCGGCGTGTTCTCGGAAGAGGTCCTGGCCGTCAAAACGCCGAACCTGATCGCGTACATCAAGGGGCTCGGCGCCTTCGGGGCGACGAACGCCTTCTAAAGCTGGGGAAGCGCAGCGTCGCCGCGGCGCGGCTCCAAGGTGGCTGGATGCGCGTCCGGCCACCACCAAATCGGAACGGCGAGGCGCCCACGGCGAGCGCGGAGCCGAGCGGCCAGAGGCGTTCACAGCGTCGCTGGCCGCGTTCTTTGAGGGGTGGAAATGGCCGCCAACATTATCGATTTGACGACCGTCGCCCTGGTAAACGCCATCCTCGAACAGGACGAGGACGTTGACAGCAGCGTCATCCAGACCTTCATTACCGCCTACTCGCAGTCGATCCTCACGCGCACCGGCCGCGGCTTCCTCTCCGGCATCCGCAGCTACTCGGAGCGGTACAACGGCTCCGGATCTCAGTCGCAGGCGCTCAAAAACTACCCGATTCTGGCCGTTGCCTCGCTCACCATCAACGGGCAACCGATTCCGCAGTCGCCCGATTACGTTCAGGCCGGCTGGGTCATCGACCAGGAGGGCTCAGGCGCGTTCCTTTCGATGGTCGGCAACGGTGCCGGCTTGGGCAGCTCCTTCCCCGACAACGACCGCTGGTCGCCGCACGCCGGCTGGGGCGCCTACGGCAACGCCCCGCCGCTCGGCCAAGCCCCATTCAGCTTCCGCCAGGGGATCCAGAACGTGGCCGTCAAGTACACGGCCGGCTACACCCAACAGATTCCAGCCGAAGAGCAGACCATTCCGGGCAGCCCGGGGCCCTATACGGTCCAGGTGGCCAATGCGGTCACGTTTTGGCAGGATGCAGGCGTCACGCTTGAGTCGGGGGAAACCCTCACCCCGGTCTCAGGAACGCCAGGAGCAGCCCAATATGTCCCGCCGACCTACGGTGTAGCGCCGCTGGGGACCTACACCTTCAACGCAGCCCAGCAGGGATTGGCGGTCAACATCGCCTATTCCTATGGCGCACCTCCATGGGACCTCCAGGAAGCCGCCGGCCGCCTGGTGGCTCTCCAATACCGCCGGCGCAGCTGGATCGGGCAGACGTCCCAGATGCAGCCCCAGATCGGCACCACCGCCTATCTCAAAGACGAGATGGAGCTGAATACCTGTGGCATCATTGACCGCTACAGAATGCGTTTTTTGCCATGAACCTTCAGATCACGATCCATTCCGAGGAACTTGCCGCTGAGTTGGTCGCCCGCGGCGAAATGCTTCAGGCAGCCATCCTCGAAGCCGTCGGCGGCCTGGGAGAACAGCTTTTGGAGCGGGCCCAATCGAAAATCGCGCCTGTGATCCGAACGGAGATCGGCCAGGGAATCTTCGATTCGCTGACTTTGCAGGCGGCGGCCTACATCGATGGCGTCTGCCAGACCAGCGTCTTCATTCCCCCAAGCGGGGCGCCGAGCTACATCGTGGCCTATGTGCGCGAGTTCGGCGGGGAGAAGTGGTACGACATCGTGCCGGTCAGAGCCTCGGTCCTCGCCTTCGAGGTTCCGGGCGGCGTGATGCTCGGCGAGCGCGGGCCGATCGGGCTCGCCGGCGACATGGTCTTCACGAAGCATGTCTGGCACCCGCCGGCAAAGGAACAAAGCTACCTGCGCTCGTCGCTTGAGGAGATGCAGGGCGAAATCCGGGACGCTCTCTACATGGCCATCGCGGAGGTGCTTGCCGCATGAATCCGCAAGCCACAGAGACCATCTTCCAGAATTTGTATAGCCTGCTTTCGCAGGCGCAAATGCTCACCGCTGGCGTCCCGAACGGAATGGCGGCCTTCCTCACCACCGGCCGGAAGTGCCCGCAGGTTTCGGCGGTCGGAGCGGCCTTACAACCGGCGATGTACATGATGGAGGGCGAGGTCCAAATTCAGCCGCGCCAGGGCCTCAACCTTCCGCGCTATCGATTCGCTGCGGCGGCCATCGTTTTTTTCCGCAACACCGGCGGCGAGTCCGGAATTCCGTCGCAGCAGATGAACGCGCTCTGGGACGCGCTCGATTTTCAGCTCACGCAGCAGACCCTGGCCGCCGATGGCGTGACTGTCATTCCGCTTCTCGGCGGCCAGAAACAGACGCTCGGCGGGGTGGTGTACGATGCTTTTGTAGAAGGCACCGCGATCAGGAACGAAGGACTCCAGAACAATCAGGGGGCCATGGCGTACCCGGTCACGCTGCTTAAGGGCATGTAGGGCGGCTTCGCGCAAAGCCGAAACTGCGGCGGCAACGGAGAGTTGACCATGATTCTTCCCGGCCTCGGTTTTGGCTCAGGCGTTATCCTCACGGGTCCGCAGTCTGGCTCCGGCAACCCCGCCGCCGACCCCACGCCGCTCGGCATTGGCGTCCTGCAGAACGTCAAGATGACCCTGGGCGCGGAAATCAAGACCCTTTTCGGCCAGGATCAGTGGGCAGTCGATTCGGCCATCGGTAAGCGCACGATCAAAGGCTCTTTTGAATTTGCCCAGCTCTCGAACCTTCTCATGCAGCAACTCTTCTTCGGCTCCGGGGGATCGCTGTCGAGCGGCACGGTGCAGACGCCCGCCTATCCCGGTGAGCTTCACACCATTCCGGGCACGCCTTATGAGATCATGGTCACCAATGCCTCGGACACGCCGCTGCTCGATTACGGCGTTACCTATCAGGCAACCGGCATCGCGCTCAAAGCCGTGCCTTCTTCCCCGGCAACTGGGGAATACTCGGTCGACCTCTCGACCGGCGTCTACACCTTTGCCGCCGCCGATACAACGCTGGCCGTTTTCATCAACTACGGCTGGACTGCCAGCGGCGGGACAACGCTTGAAATCATCCAGCAGCCCATGGGGAACGGTCCCGTGCTTGGGTTGAATCTGGTCTTTCCTTATGAGCAGAATCAGGGCGCAACCATCGGCCTCGGTTTCTATCTGCCCAATGTCCGGCTGGGCAAGATCGATATCGCCACCAAGCTCGACGACTACACGATGTACACCACGGATTTCGAAGCTTTCGCCGGTGCAGCCGGCGTTCCGTTCTTCAGCTACCAAGCCTATTAGGAGTACTCGCCGTGCAGAAGACCGTCACCATCAATGGCAAGGAGCACACCTTTGCCACCGTCACCGTCGATCAGGCCGAGAAAGCCCAGTTAGCCTCAAAGACCGGAATCGAGTTCAACAAAGCCCTGGTGCTGGCGTCACTTCAGGCCGGCGGCGATAAGACGACCACCTTGGCCGACATCGGCGCACTGGGCTACTTCAACGGTTCCGACAATCCGTTCTCGGCTTTCGTGGGCCCGACGCTTGAAGTGAACGGCCTGAAGGCGGCCCCGGCAACGGGGGAAGCGCCCGTCGAGGCGGCGCAGTAACCGGCCTCGACTTCGGTTACATCTTCGGCTCTTTGGCGCGGTGGTTTGGGATTCCACCGTCTGCGGCGCGGCAGTTGCTCCTTACCGATGTCTGGCAACTCGACGAATTCCTCGTCTCACATCCGCCCGTAGACATGCTGGTCGCGGCCTATTTCAAATATGAGCCGCCGATCAGACGGGACAACGTGGTTCCGATCAGCCAGCGTGCCCGGCGCAACGCTGAATCCATGGCGGCGCTTCCGCCAAGGCTCCAACCGAATCTCGCGCGGCTGCCAAAACTTGCCCAAATGCCAGCCTTCCTCCGCACTCCCGAACAGTTGGCTATGATTGAGCAGGCGAAAAAGCAATGGACCAAGACCTCCGTGTAACGATTACCGCTGACGCCTCGGGGCTCTCGGCTGGCCTCGCTGAGGCCACCGACCAGGTGCAGACGGCTGCCACGTCGATGGCGAGCGCGCAGGAAAAAGCGACCCTTGCCGCGAAGAATCTCGCGGATGCCCAGAATCAGCTCGGCGCCGCCGCAGCGGCCGGCAACGCAGCAGCAGCGGCGATCATCCAGGAATACGCGGCAGCGAATGCCGCCGCCACGGCGGCCGTCGAAGACTTGACGGGTGCGGTGGCCGCAGAGACGCCCGTCATGGCCGCGAGCGCCACGGCCACGCGCGCCGCCTCTACCGCAACGCGAACCATCACCACGGATTTCTATGCGGCCCAGGGCGCCTCGGCGCTGCTCAACGACCGGATCCCTTACCGCGCGATGGAGCGTTTCCTGGCCAGCCTGCCGGGTGTCAGCGCCGGGCTGCGCGCAGCCTTCCCGATCATCGGCGCGATCGCCATGGCCGAAGTCCTCGGCGAGATGGTCAAGCACGCCTACGACCTCTATGAAAAGTTCATTTCGATCGATGCCGTCTCGCAAAAGCTGATCGAAGATTTCCAGAAAATGCAGCAGACGGACTTCATCAATGTCCATGATCTTGAGACGGCGAACGAACGGCTGGCTCAGGCAAATGTGCAGGCGACGAACCTCAATAACATCGCCCAGCAGATGCACGGCGCATCCTTCAAGGACCTGTTTGGTGATCTCTTCACCGCTAATGCCGGCCAGATCGGCCTCGACGTTGCCGGTCTGGTGGGCGCGCGGAAGCTCGCTGAGCAAGGCGCGCTTGATCAGAAGCAATCGATCGAGCTCACCTTAAAGCAAATTGAGCTTGAGCACGAGCTCGCTCTTCAAAAGATCGAGACCGCCCACGCGGGCGACTCTGCCCTTACTGATGAGCAGCGGATCAACGCCGAGCTCGAAAAGCGCTTGGCCATCGACAAGGAGGACCAACTCTACGAACGGCGCCGCGAGCGTGCCCTCGGCAACCCTGCGCCCGCGGACGCCGATGCGCAGATGACGAAGCTCAAGGACGAAGCCGCGGAAGCTGAAGCGAGCGCCCAGCGCAGGCAACTCGACTACAAGGAAGGGCCTGGGCTTTATTTCGCAGAGCTTTTCGACGATCTGCGCAAATCAACCTCGCAGTTAAATGAATCGTCGAAGGCGATCCAGGAAAGCTGGGGTGCGTCCCTCAGCCTGCAACTCCGCGATCAGAGCGAGGCGTACAAGAATGAAATCGAGAATGATCAGCGGGCCGCCGAGCAATTCAAGCGCAACCGGGAATTTCAGGTCGAAGCCGCGAGAGAAGCAGCCGCAGCACAGATCGACGAAGCGAATGATGCTTTCGCCGCAGCGGAGCTGCAGATCGGGGAACAGGAACAACTCGGCCGCGTGACAAAAGAGGTCGCCGACCAGCAGCTGCTCGATGCCGCTAAATTGAAAGAGCAGTCAACGATGGGAGCACTGCAAAAAGAGCAGGGGCTCTTCAATCCGGCCTTGGGGCAGAAGGAACTGCAGGAATACACGCAACTTCAGGACAGGATCACGTCCGAAGCCCGCAAGGCTGCCTTGGAACGGGAACGCATCGAGCAGCAGGAGCAGCAACGCTTCATTCAGAAATGGCGCCAGGTCACAAACGAGTTCAATTCCGACTTCCAGCGTGCCTTCAATGAGTGGGCTACCCGCAGCGAGACGGCCGGCAAGGCTTGGGGCCGGATGCTGGGCTCGATGGAAGAGCAACTGATGGATTACGTCGCCAAGTTCATCCTCGAAAAAGCGGAAATGTGGGCGATGGATGAAGCTCTGCAGCTGGCCGGCGTCACGAAGCAGCATGCCGTCGCCGCGGCCTCAAACGTGGCCACGGTCACGGGCGATGCAGGAGTCGCCGCAGCGGGCACCATGGCCTATTATTCCGCCACTGACGCGCCGGCCGCGCTCGCCATGGCTGAAGCTGCCTTCGCCGAGACAATGACGTTTGCCGCGCCAGGATCGTACGCGGTCGGCGGCGTGGTGCCGGGCTTCAACAGCGCCCCCGTTCGTGCGACGGTCCATGCGGGAGAACGCGTCCTCACAGCTGCCCAGAACAGCACGTTTGAGAGCCTGGTCAACAACGGAGGAAATTCCAGCCGCAACAGCCTGCACTACGCCCCGACGTTCAACGGCGGCGGCATGACCCACGAAGAAGCCGCAGCCCAGGCCACAAAGATGATTCGCCAAATGGTCAGGCCGGAGGCGCGCCAATGACATTGCCCGTTTTCCCGGCACTTCCAGGGCTGACTTTCACGTCGCTCAAGACGCCCAGCTTCAAAACGCTGGTCGCTTCCGCCCCCAACGGCTACGAGAACCGCGTCCCGCAGACCCTCAATCCGCTCTGGGAATGGCAGCTGATCTTCGACTTTCTCCACGACTACTATTGGGGCAGCTTCACGACCGTCTCTGAGCTCCGGACGCTGATGGGCTTCTTCAACTCCGCTTCCGGTCAGGCCACCAGCTTCCTCTACATCGATCCCGACGACAACACTGTCGGGCCGGCTCTGGTGAGCGCGGCGCCGAACACGCCGCTGGCTCAGTTGCAGGTGGTAAACGATGGCCTGGGCCATTACTTTTCGCCCATCCAAAGGACGCTGGACGGCGTGTTTTACGAGGACATCACTGACCTTAACGGCGCGCCGTCGGTCTATGCCGATGGCTCGCTGGCTTCCGTGGGGACCGGGCCGGGGGAGTACGAAGTCCAAGGGCCGGGGCTGGTCGGCCCTGGCTATGGCTTCCTCGGCATGTATCTCGCCTGGGGCAACGCTCTGGCTTGGGCTGCCTCGACTTCCTATGCTCTCGACGCAGAAATCCTTGACCCAGCCGGTCATATCCAGAAAGCCACCACGGCGGGGACTTCGGGCGCCGCAGAGCCGGCCTTCAACGATTCGGGCGGCACGACTACAGACGGGACGGCCACCTGGACGGATCAGGGCTACAACCCTGGGCCCTCGACGCCGATCACGGCGGCCTTCAGCTTTTATTTCCGGGTGCGGTTTCAGTCCGACAAGCAGGACTTTGAGAAATTCCTTGGCGCGGCAGCGGCGGCCGGCGCGCCGCCGGCGGGGCAGGGCGGGGGCTGGTGGACAATCGGCGGCTCAGAGGCTCAGAACGGGACCGGGACACTGATCCTCCGTACAGCGCGTCCCGATCCAGCCTGATTGCAGGAAGGGCCATTTGCGGCCCGGGAAACGACACTCTAGGAGACACTCAGTGCGGACGGTGACAGCAGGCGACGGATCGGATTCGACAGCGGCCGCCCAAGCCTATCTCCAAGGCACGGTGAATCCCCTGGTGCGTGACCTGATCCTGATCGGCCGGGCGGAAGACCCCAACGCCATCTGGCTCACAAACCACGAGACGCCGTTGCTCTATACGCCATACGGGACTTTCCTGCCGGCCGTCGTCTCACGCGATAAGGTCACGGCCAAGGTGGGCCTCGAATCTTCGACCATGAGTATCACCTGGGCGCCGGGCAACCAAGTCTCGACGGCGAATACGGGCACCACTTCTCCCTTCCAGCGCGCCGCCCAGCACTTCTACGACAACTGGCCCGTTCTGGTTCTCAGGTGCTTCATGCCCACTCCGGGCGACGCGAATACCCTCGGCTGCACGGTCTGGTGGGGCGGCCGGGTCCACACAGCCAAAGTCAAGCGCAATTCGCTGGTGTTTTCCTGCAAAGACTATCTCGACGTGCTGAGCCAGAAGGTGCCATCGACCGTGGTCGAGGCCACCAACACCCTTGCGAGCTCGGCGGCCGTCACCCTGCCGACTAGCCCGGCCGGCCTGCCCGTCTTCAAGTGCTACACGGGCTCGAGCGAGAACCTGATCATTGCCGACTGCATCAGTCCGAGCGCTGGCAATATCTATGCCGGCAACGTCTTCGCCGGTGGCTATATGGTTTTCCTGGCCGGATCGGGCGCGACGCTCGCCGGATTCTGGTCGGCGATCGGCAACAATGGGGAGTACACAGATGGGGATGGGAACCGCCATTCCATTTTCGCCATCTACCAATCGCTGCCCTGGCCGCCCACCCCGACCGTCGATACCTTCTATGTTTCGATGCAGCCGCCGGCCGCGACCGGCCCGCAGAGCGGCTTCCCATATTGCCCCACCCCTCAGCAAGCTGTATAAAAGACCGTCAACACAGAAATTCAAGAAGAGGAACCTCGCTGGTAAACATGCTCAGCCGTGCACAAGCCGTCGAGGTCGCCCGCTCCTTTCTCGGCACGCCCTACCAGTTGCGCGGGCGCATCAAGGGCGCTGGCCTCGACTGCGGGACGCTCCTGGCCGAGTACCTGATCGAAATCGGCCGCTTCCGGCTCGAAGAGCTCATCGACCTGGGCTTTTATTCGAATGACTGGTTCCACCATACGACCAAGGAGCGCTATCTGGCCCAGCTGATGCGCGCCGGCGCGCTGGTCGCCGAGACCATCTGCCGGGGCGGTCAGCGGCCGGAATCTGGCAATCTGGCGCTCTTTAAGGCGATCGGCTCGAAACGCTTCAACCACGGCGCCATCATCACCGCGTGGCCGATGGGAATCGCCGCTCTCCAGAAGGGCGTCCTCGAAGTCGATCTCACCTCGCACTGGCTCACCGCCCAGCGCCCGATGGATATATTCAATCCGTGGGGTGCTAATTGAGTCACTACTTCAAAGGTCAGGCGCAAAAGCAGCCCACGGCCCTCGGCTCTCTTCTTCAGAGCTCGGCTTACGGATCCGCGATCCCGGTCGGCTATGGAATGACGCAGTCGGTGCTGCTCGCCATCTGGGCGGCGAACCTTCGCCAAGGCGGCTCGATCAAGAAATTCAAACAGTTCAAGAAGGGCATCACCGATTACGTCGAGGATATCGACTTCCTGCTGGGGCATAACCCGATCCGCGGCGTGAACCAGCTGATGTATAACGGCGGCCTGATCCCGCTGACCTTCACGTCCCAGAGTTTCAGCTATGACGGCTCCGGCTCAGTCGAAGTGACCGACGATCATTTCTATGGCGTCATCGCCGTCACCTGCGAAAAGGAGTACAGCTTCGACGTCGACGACTTCGGCAGCACCAGCGGCCCGCAAACGCTGACCGGCACCTTCGAGGTCCCGCTCTGGAATGCGCTCGAAAATGGGCCGGATCCGACCGACAATTCGGCCACCCGGAACTTCCCGTTCTGCTATAGCTGGACGCCGCCCTCTTACGGCGTCGCTGGCGACGGGCCTACAGTTTCGATCGAGGATAATGGGCAGCTCGCCGGGCTCACCGTGAAGGTCTACTACACGCAGCTCATGGATGCGACGTCTTTTCAGGCACCCATCACGAAGTACCGGATGTTCCTCGAAGCGCAGCTCGGCTCGGGCAATGAGTACTCCGATGCGGACCGCAGCGACCAGCAGATCATCTATCCGCAGTTCGCCGGCCTGGGATCGACCGAGATCGATCTCGGCGCGAGCGGCGCCCTCCCCCAGATCAATCCCGAGGTCGCCTTCAAATGGGGCATCTATTCGACCGGCGATGCAGATTTCATGGATATGGTCGAGGACATCTTCAAGAGCGGCCTGGCTCAGGCCGCTCTTGATGCAGTACCCAACTACACCCAGCAGGAGCGCGGCCTCTCAAGCTACGATCTGCCCGGCTGCGTCCAGAAGAAGGTCGGCAACGGCTCTTACGATCGGCCGGTTACCGAGGGGAATTTTCTGGTCGTCGTCGCCACCAATCCTTCGGGATCAATTGCGAGCGACGCGATCTCAGATACTCAGGGAAACAGCTGGACGCCCGTATTTGAAAGTGATTTGTCCTACCAGGTCTGGTACGCCCAGGCGAACGCTTCAGGCGCGAACGCCGTCACCGTCTCAGGTCTGCCTGCCGGGGCCGGCCCATTCACGATCCTTGGTCCTCCCACTGGCGGATGGGGACCGCCCTCCTCGGGTGGCGGCAGTTGCTTTGGCTCAGACTTTGCGGCATGGAGTCTGGTCGTCTCCCAAGCCGGCGTGAGCGGTGAGAACGGCTGCACTTTCAATTCCGCCCAGACCTGTTCGAGCGGCCCTTGCAGCATGCCGACGCTGCCGGCAAACGCGATCATTTCCGGCATCTACGCCTATGCCGATCCGACCTACACCGGCAGTAATGGCGAAGCCTACTTCATCATCACCACGCCGAGCGGCGGACATACCTTCGTCGGTGGCCCTGAGAGCTATCTGATCGGCACTGATCCGTCTGTGATCCCCGAATGCAGTTTTGAGTTCTTTGGGCTCGCGACCCTTCCGGCCGCGCCCGGGGCGGATTACACCTATGGCGCCACCTGCACAAGCTACGGCATCAAGGTGGTCTATTATCTTTCCGAGCTCATCCAGTTCGAGGTCGCCGGCGCCGACACGGTCGACCAGGTGGTCAAATCGACCGGGTCCTCGGCGACTCTTGCGACCACCAACCAAGCGCCATTCCCGGCTTACACGCTCAATCTCGGCATCTCGATCGGCGGGAGCGGGACGCCGCTCCCCGTGCCGGCGAATTGGAAGGCCACGCTCCCGCAGTCGAATTACAACGCCGCCCAGTCGGGCGCGGTCCTCTCGCCGCTGGTCACTGCGATCGAGCGGACCGTGCGCGTGCCGGCGAGCCTCACGGTCCAGCAGACGTTGACCGATGGGACCGCTTTTTGCGCCGTCGCCTTCAAGGCCACCACACCCTCGAGTTTTCCGCTGCCCCTGGGCGATTACATCGATAAGGCGTCGTTCGACCTGGTGCGCCAGCAATGCCGGGCGAACGGCCTCTATGGCTCGCTGGCGATGACCTCGCAGTCTTCGGGATCTGACTGGCTCAAGTCGCTCTTCGCCGCGGCCGACGCCGCAGCCGTTTACCTCGGCAACAAGCTCTTTGCGCTGCCCTATTCCGAGGTCTCGACGGCCGGCAATGGTGCTTTCTACACCGCGCCCACAGCCGCGGGGCCGATTGCCAGCCTGGTCGCCGGTGCCGGCCAATCCCCGAACGCCGACTTTGTTGACCCGCCCGAGCTCGCCCCAGCTGACCGAATCGATCTTCCCAACGTCCTGCAGCTTCAGATCATCTGCCGGGAAAACAACTATAACCAGCTGGTGATCACGCAGCCCGAATCGGCGACTCTCTCTCTCTATGGGATGCGCAAGGCGGATCCTGTTGTGATGAACTGCGTGCAGGATCCGCTGGTCGCCCAGATGCTTCTGGGAATCATGGTCCGGCGCTCGCAATATGGGGGCGATGTCTACAGCTTCACTCTCAGCCCGCGGTGGATGCTGCTCTCGCCGATGGACCTGGTCGAGATCACCGATGTCCTCGCCGGTATCGTCGGCGTCCCCGTGCGGCTGACAAGCGTGGCGGAACAGGAGGACCTCTCGCTGGCCTGCGAGGCGGAGCCGTTCATCTACGGGATGTGTGCGCCCACGCCCTACACGGCTGCGATCCCTGCGCCAAATCCGCTGGACACCAATGAAAGCGCGGGCGACGTGAACGCGCCCCTGATCTTTGAGCCCGTGCCTCAACTTTGCGCCGAGCAGAATCAGGCGCAGCTCTGGCTAGTGATCTCTTCGAGCTCGGCCGATTACGGCGGCTGCCAGGTCTACGTCTCGACAGACGGCGGCTCGAGCTACAACGCGGCCGGACCGCCCTTGAACTCAAATGCGATCATGGGCCTGCTTACGGCCGTTTGGCCGGCGGCGAACGATCCTGACACCACCAACAATCTCTTTCTCGACATGAGCGAATCAGGAGAGCCGGTGCAATCGATCAGCCTCCAGGAGGAGAACCAGTTCCTGCTGCCCTGCATCGTCACGGGCGCCGACATCACCATTGAGAACAACGGCACCGCTGTGGCTTCCATTTCGCTGCCCGACTTCGAGAATGATGGGACGCTGGTCTGTGAGCCATCGCTCGCCTTCAATTACGAACTCATGGCCTACGCCGTCGCCACCCTGACGAGTACGAATGCCTATGAGCTGATGGCCACCGGGAGCGGCAACGAGCTCCGGCGTTCCGTCTACGACGCCCCGAACACGGGTGGCGTCGGGATCACCCATTCGGTCGGCGAAACCTTCGCAGTGTTGCCGCCCGACGGTCAGGGAATTTTCAAGATCAACATGCCGTCCCAATGGGTCGGCGTCGAGGTCTTCTTCAAAATCCTCAGCTTCAACAGTTTCGGCAACGCGCTCCAGAGCCTGAGCGACGTGCCGGCCTACAGCTACACGCCGACCGGCGTGCCGTATAGTTAGGGGTGATTCATGACCATCGCGTCGACGCTCAACTTTTCGCCGACCACACCGGCCCCGCCGAGCGGGAACGTCAACAACGTCCCCCAGAACGACGGCGGCGCGCCGACCTGTAATCAGTCTTTCTATACGCCGCTGATGACCGGCGATTCCGGATCCGGAGGCGCGGCCGGCAGCGTCCCGGCACCGCCTTCGGGCTCTGCCGCAGCGGGGAAGTTCCTGAAGGCGGACGGGACCTGGGAGCTGCCGCCAGGGACTGGCAGCGGGATTCTGGCGATCAATGCGCAGGGCACCGATTACACGGCCGTCTCTGGCGACGCCGGCGCGATCATTCAGGAAAATTCGGCCTCTGCTGTCACCGTGACCTTGCCGACCAGCTTCGCCACGGGCTTCAGTCTATGGGTCAAAAACATCGGCGCGGGCGTCTGCACCGTCCAAGCCGCGAGCGGGAATATCGACGACGAGGCATCGATGGCCCTGAGCCAGTGGCAGGCGATGCAATTCTATTGGGATGGTGCGCTATGGCGAGCTCTAAGTCAGTCTTTGGCGGTCTAATTCTTCTCCTGGCCGCGGTGGCATCGGCCCAGGTCACGCCTCCCGCCAATGGCGGCACGGGCACCGGGACGGCCCCCACGGCCGGTCAAATCCTGGTCGGGCAATCGAACGGGAAATACCTGCCGAAGACGGCGACGGGCAGCTGCACAATCTCCTCGGCTGGCGCCTTCAGTTGCTCCGGCGGAGGCGGCGGCACGCCGGCCAACATCATCTACGCAAGCGCGGGCAACGGAACCGTTGCCGGCTGCGCACTCAACACGAATCTGCTCACCGGCGGTGGCACAGATGCAACGACTTGCCTGCAGGCGCAGCTCGATTGGCTCGGCTCGAACGGCGGCGGAGAGTTGATTCTCAATGGACCGGCGCTGATCTCGAACGCTACTGTGGGGACAACGAATTCGGTGGACGGCAATGTCCAGACCTCTGCTCTCCAGACCCATTCGAATGTGACCATCTTCGCACCTACGGGCGGCGGCGTCTTCCTTGCTGCATCTTCCGATTGCCTGATGCTCGGCAATAACATCACCGGCAACCCGTCGGCTATGTTCCAAACGAATATGCGCGTGATCGGCGGGTTTTGGAATGGCAACAATGCGAACCAAAGCAAATACGAGCAGGGAAACTCCAGCAACATCGATGTTTTCGGATTCTGGTTTGGCGGTTTCAACGGCCTCGAAATCAGCGGCGTCACTCTTTACAACGTCGCGACATTCAACTTCACCATTTCGAACGGCGAGAATTTCATCATGGCGAACGACAGCATGATTGCCACGACAACCGTGCCCGGAGACGCGCATAACCAAGACGGCATTCATCTCTGGGGCACGCTATCGAACGGCGTCATCAGCAATTTTTCCGATACTGGCGGGGATGATGATCCCTTCGCCTTCAACACGGATGAGGGGGTGGGAAACTACGACGACGGCAGCAGTGCGTGGGAATATCAGCGTCTCCCGAACTCTGGAGGAGCAATCTCGAATATCCAGGTAACAGGCTTGACCCTCGATACTCCGAGCGACGCGGGCAGGTTCTACGGCGTGACCGCAACCGGCGGCACGCCGAGCCTGACAAATATTTCTCTCCGGAATGTCTCTGGCAGCGTGGCGGCAGGGATGCTCAATTCGGGCCTTACGACTTGCTCAAATATTCTCATCGAGAATTGGACGCTCGCTGAGAGCGGGAGCATTACTCCACCGAATTTGACGGGCTGCTCAAGCACCGCCGGTCAGCAGGGCTACGGAACTCTTCAGGAGGGGCAGGGCTCTTCTGGCGGCCTGTGGAACTTCCTGGATCCGAGTCTTGCTAGTGGAGGGGATGTCGGTTTCATGATCGGAGAACAGCCGGGCTCTGGAGGAAATGCCGGCACGTTTACTTACAACGACCCTTCGAGTGGCGCTGACTATTGGGAGCTCGCCCACCAGGGCAATTCGAATGTCTTGCATTTTTACTCGAACGGTGATCTCAGCCTTTCCGGATCGGACGACGGCACTGCTTTCAGTCTTCCGGCTGGCGGCGGCATCAAGCAGCACAGCGGTGGTTCAAGCTCGGATTGTTACGCCACGGACGGCAGCACGCCGGCGTGCGGAGGCAGCAGTTCTGTCAGCGTGAACGGCTCCTCGGTTTCGAACCCCAACTTCAACGGGACGACGCCTTCGGTCTCTGGCGCTACCGGGATCAACAACGTCTACCAGGTCAGCTCCTCGAACGTGAGCAGCTACACTCCGGTAGCGACGGGAAGCGCGCCCGGTGTGATCAAACCCGACGGGACGAGCTGCACGGTGACGAGCGGCGTTCTTACCTGTACCGGCAGTGGCGGCTCGACCTCGCCGATGCCAGTTTCAAACTGCAATGGACGCGACCAAAGCGGTTCCAGCTTGAGCTCGATAGAAACAGCATCTTCCTGCGCTGTCACGAGCGGGGAACTGATTGTGGCGGCTTGCGGAGCAGGTCCAAGTTCAAGCATCACCTTCACCCCGAGCGACACGCTCTCGAATACCTGGAATTCGACGACTTCGCAAGGAGTGTTCGGCGGAACAGACATCGAAGCGCAAGTCTTTTGGGCTATAGCGTCCAGCAGCGGAAGCGACCGGATTACATGCACTCTCGGGACCGCTTCTCCTTATCCGGCCGTCATTGCGACCGTCTTTTCCGGAGCAGGCAGCACGCTCAACGGCTCCGTGAACTTGAACAACGCAAGTTCCTCAACTACCTATCCAAATTTTGGCGTTCTCAGCACAACGCAGAGAACGCTCGACGTGGTTTGTCTCAGGGTTAATTCCGCTGGCTACACCTACCAGCCGCAATGGATGGGCATTGGCCGAGGCGAGATGGCGTCCGTTGATACGGGCAACTTCGGCGGTAACGGCTCCGGGGCGAACACGCAGACGCTCGCTTGCGCTTACGGTGTTGAACCGCTTGCTGATGCAAATTTGAGCGGTTATCTCACTTACCAGACGTGGCCAGGAGGAAGCCCTGAAAGTGGGCTGTTCTACGTTGGAGCCATGCTGGCGTTCAACTACTAAGAGAACTCGAAAATCCTTGAGGGAGAGAGCGATGAGACGAATTTCTGCAATCACAGTTTTTCTGGCCATAGCCATCACTGCTGGATGCTGCGCGCAAATGCCTCTGCCGGCTGGCACAGCCTACGAGGTCAACGTCACCTGGGATGCACCGTCCAGTTCGCCTGATCCGGTCGCCGGATACAACGTCTACCGCTCGCCCGCTGGAGTTTCCGCCTACTCCCTCCAGGCGAACGTCGCCAGCACCCAGTTGGCCTATACTGACTCGAACGGCATCGCCCAGGGCCAAAGTTGGGATTACATCGTCGAGAGCGTAGATGCGGCGGGGAATGAAAGCGTGCCATCAAATGTGGCTTTCGTAGCGATTCCCGGAGGAACGGCTCCGGCCTTGGGAACCTTGGTTGCAAGCTCATGAAGGAGATACCGATGAGGAAATTCTGTTCTGGCTTAACCTTTCTGCTCTTTGCGTTGCCGATGCTCCACGCCCAGGCCGCGCTGCCTGCGGCGACGCCGACCCAGATTGCCGTTCCGTGGACGGCGGGAACCTGCCCCACGGGAGATACCTGCGCCACAAGCGTCTTCGCCTGTACGGGCACGGCCGCAACCTGCACGGACACGAGCGCGACCTGGGCAGCCGTCGTTTCGCAGTCGGCTGCTGCTTCGGGAACCTTCAACGATACGGCGGTCACGGCAGGTGACAGCTACTGCTTTGCCGCTGTGAATTACTGGACGGCGAGCGGTACAACCTCGAATGGTCCGCCGAGCGCCATCTCCTGCGCTACAGTCCCTTTAGCGGGGGGAGCGGCAACTCTGGGAACCCTTTCAGCGAGTTCCTGAAGTGGCTGTTGAAGATTCTCGAATTCTGGAATTGGTGAACAATGAGGAGACAGCCTTGGCCGAGGAGCCGCTTCAAAATCTGCTGGACGGCCAAGGCGGAATCCGGGAGCAACTTCGCTTCCTGGCCCAGGAGATACGCCGCCTCGGTGACAGAGTGACGGACCACGCCCGGCGCCAGGAAAAGCAGCACGGCGAGAACACGGAAAGGTTGTGCTACTTGGAAGACGTGGTCGTCAAGGGAGACAAGGAAATCAGCCTGGTGCGTCGGATTGACCGCGTGCAGGCGTCCGTCGATCAGGTCGTCGAAAGCCAAAGGCAACACGCGACCAATCGCCGCTGGGAAATCGGCGATGTCTGGGTTCCCATCGCAACGGTACTCTTAGCCTCGGCCGCGACCGCAATTGTCGAGCATCTTGTCAGGTAAAAGGCTCCGTGGTAGCCTTCTCGCAACCACAATGGCCTCCGGGCCGCTCCCGGGCGGCCCTCTTTTTGGAGACCAATGTTTCCTCCCGAATCGCTTCCGAGCCTGCCGCTGACCATTCCGCAAGCCTTCGCGCGAATGGAGGGTTGGTATGCCCGGGGGCAGGTACCCAACCGTCCGCAGCGGAACAACAATCCGGGCGACCTTGAATTCGGTCCGTTCGCGCAGAAGTTCGGCGCGAGCTCGGGCGATCCGCGCTTCGCCATCTTCCCTACGGCACAGGACGGCTGGACAGCCCACATTTGCCTGTTCGGAAGCCCGGAGTATGAAGGACTGACCATCGAGGAAGCGGTCAACAAATTCGCGCCCGCCCCCGAAAACAATGTGGAGCAGTATACGGCCTGCGTGTGTTTCTGGACCGGCAAGCAACCGACTGATCTGGTGAGCTCATGAACCAAGCCGACCTCTATGCGCACGGAGCCGCTGCCGACCGCAACGACCTCGAAACCATGTGGCAACTCGGGGACGTGGCGGCAGAGGCGATGCGCAATCTTGCCGAGCAGATCGTGGGCTTTGGGCTGCCGGGGACCGATGAAGAAGTGAATAGAGTGCTCAAACAGGCATGGAAAGATGCCTATAATACCGTCAAGGCGCGAGGCGGCGATGTAAGCAAGCTGCCCGTGCCGGAATGAGGGCAATCGCATGAATTTCTGGCAGACACTTCGCGGGAACAAGTACTTCGTCGCAGCGACGACTGCCCTTGCGACCTACTTGGTCACAGCGGGCTACAACTGGGCCAACGCGGGCACCCCGGCGCTCACGCTTGCGCAGGTGAAGACCACGGCGCTCGCTGCTCTCGGCGCGGTGCTCGTCGCCGAATATCACCTCTACACGCAAGCCAGCTAGAAAGGAATCCCATGAACCGCAGATACTTCATCAAGCTGTGCTCCGGCCTCGGAGCCGCGCTCGCCATCGGTGCGCCGAGCTTCTTCATTGAGGGCTGTGCGATCAATGTCACGGACGCGATCAACACCGTGCTCAACTCGGCTCTTGCGATCCTCAAGGTTGCCGAACCCGGCGCGGCGTGGACAGGCGACCTGGGTGCAGCGATTGCCGCTCTCGAACAGGCGGAAACGCAGTGGCAGGCAGGCGGCGCGGCGACCCTCGTTATCGATGCCCTGAACACGGTCGAAGCGGTACTCGCGGTGATCCCGGCGACGGCGGTTTATTCGCCGCTCGTCGATATTCTTGTCGCGGGCGTCGAAGCGGTGATGGCGGCCTTCGGCGTGACTGCGACCGTAACTCCGGCGGTGCGTGCGCGAATTGTCAATTCGCCCCACTACGGCAAAGTTGCACTCAAGGGACCATCCTTCCTGCATCCGACATGGCGGGGCAGTTACCGCGCTCAATGGAACGCTGAAGCGAAGGCTCTCAATCTTCCCGCTGCGGAACTCAAGTAGGGACCATGGCGAACCAACCCACGTGGGGCCAGAGCAATCTTCAGCTCATCGCGGCCCCAAAACAGCAGACGGGCACGAACATCGGCGGGGTTGCCCCGAACGCCGCGGGGATGATCGCCAATCTCCCGGTAAGCCCGACTGCGATTCTCTTCTACACGCAGGGCTGCTCAGTTGCCGATGGCTACGCGGATGTCGAATGGGGCTACCTTCCGCAGCCGCTTCTGCCCGCGCCAACGGGCAACCTCACGCTTTCCTTCAAGGTGACGCTGGGCGCGACTGCCGCTCAATACGCGCAGGCGCTCGAAGTCGATACCTTGATCGTCGATGCGGAAGGCAACAAGTACGATCTTTCCTCCCAGCTCAACTTTGCCGAGGGCGGTCATTTCCAGATCGACAAAGCCGGTGGCGGATGGGTCGATACGGGCATCGATCCGGGGATTCTAGCGCCTGGTATCGAGCACGAAATCACTGTGGCCTATCAGGTAGACTTCGCCGCGAAGACCTGCTCCGTGGTCAGCTATTCGCTCGACGGGACGCTGAGCGACATTCCCTTGGCACTTCAGAATTGCCCCGCCAAGCCGACATCGCCCGCATGGGAAGCGGGGCTGTATCTCCAAGTGCAGATGGACTCGAATCAAGCTGCAGCTCAAGCCAATGCGGGCTGGACGGTAATCCTGGACGAAGTCGAGTGGACGGCCTGGTAGGAAGGAGGGCGGAGGAATCGCCAGAGCAACAGAAAGGCCACCCGAGATTGGGTGGCCTTTTTGCGTTCAAGAAAGCTTAGTTTGGCTTGGAGGCACCTCCTTTGGCCGCCTGCCTCTGATGATAGGCGGCAAGCTCTGCTGGGCCGGACTTTTTGGGTCTTCCGCGCTTCCGGCTCCCATTGGAGCCTGGCTCGCTCGGAGGAATGGCCGCCGTTGCCCCAGAATCGCCCGCCAGCGCGTCCGTCTCGGCCGGGGTAGGCTGACCATCCAACAGAGACCCCTGCGCGCCTGTAGAGGCATTGTGGCCCTTTGCCGGCAGGTTTGTGGGGAAGGCCATATAGACCTCGCCCTTGTCGACGCCGACGCGCTCGCCGAGCCACTTCCAGAAGTCCCGGCTGAAGGGCGCATAGATCTTGAAGGTCAACTCGATGCTCGGCTCGCCTTCCTCACCGGCGCGGGTGACGGAAAAACCGCGCAGCTCAGCGTTCGGCACCTTGGCCGAGGGGTTTTCGAACAGCTCGGACCCGGGCTTCTGGTTCTGGAAGGCCACCATCAGCTCGCCGATCTGCTGGATTTCGGGGCTCGCCTCGGTGAGGTACTGGCTCACCGCACTATAGGCCGTGCTGACCCAATCGGGCATGCCGGCGAAGGACCCATCGTCGAGCGGCATGCGGATCGGGATCACGATGCGCCTGTTCGAGTTCTGAAGGGTGGGCGAGCCCAGGAAAATGCGGCGCGCCGCATTCGGGAAAAAGGTCGATTGCTCCATAGGATCTCCAGTGCCAGAGCGCTGGCGCGGTTAAATGACGATAGTTGGAAATTGCCGCACGCGAAGCTCGGCGGGAAAGGAATCGAAATTCTTGAAGGATGGCCAATTTGCCTGGGAGCCCTGTTTCATGAAAAACGGCACGCCGGCGGCCGCGCACTGATCGCACAAGCTCCGCGCCCACTCCGGATGCATCGGCCGCGCCCCCGCTCCGCTCTCGCCGCCACAGATGACCCATTTCAGACCCGGCGCATGCTTGCAATCCTGATAGCCGTCATAGACCCAGAGGCGCAGATCGATCGGTCCCAGCAGCGGCTCGGCCGAGATGAAGCGCACCGCCGCCGGCGTCTTCAGCAGCAGAGGGATGCGCTCGTCCGCCGTGGCCTGGTTCTCGACGCTCACGCCAACCCAGACGTTCGGCAGCGGCCATGGCCGCGCGGCCATAGATACATGCAGGCCGTCTCTGTTGATGGCGACGCTAATCGGTTTGCCCTCGATCCACTGAGCCCAAGTCCGATCGCGTCGGCTGATTTCGGCGTGTGCAAGCGCCTCAGCTTCGTCGTAGATCCTCACCGGTTGGTAGTGGCTCATTTCTGGTGTACGGTACCGCAGCGCGGCCTGGGGCCGCTTCGTCAGCACCTGGAACATGTGCTGCGGCGAGAGCGCCATCACCGCGAAGATCTTGTCCCGCATCTCATCCGTCACGTTCTCGTGAAACAGGTCGCTCATCGAATTCACGAAGATACGCCGCGGCGCGCGCCAGCACAGCGGGTCGAGCAGATGCTTCTCCACGAATTCGATCTTCCCCGTCCAGCTCGCGTGTCCGTTCTTGAGCACCGCCAGGCCCGCGTAGGGCTGCCCCGGGCCGCTGAAGCGCAGTGCCTGCGTCTCGGCGTAGCAGTGCCGGCAGCCTTCGCTTACGCGGCTGCAGCCGCGGATTGGGTTCCAGGTCGCATCCGTCCATTCAATGCCCGTTTTTGTTCCCATCGCTTTTCTCCTTTTGCGGTTCAGCCTCTGCCAATGCCGCATCCACTGCATCGAGCGCCGCCTCTAGCGGCTCGATATAACCGCGCTCCTGTTCACTTAGCTGCGAATAGTCGTAGGTGTCGCCCTCTTTGCATGGCGGACAAAAAGACCAGCACCTGCATTGCAATTCCTCATCGAGAATGGGTTGGGCGAGCCGGAGCGCTGCGATCAGTTGCTCGCGTGGAATCTGGCCCCGATCGAGGACGCTGGCGAGCGAGAGCGAATGATTCGTGGCCGCGCAGATCGGGCAGGCGTCGCCGCTCCAGATCACCTGATCCGTCTCGCAGAAAAAGGCTTGCTGAAGCGCAATGCAGCCAGATCGCTCAGCCATTCTTGGCCTTTTCTTGGGCGATCATCGCCCTGGCAATCGGATGTGTGTAGCCCCAATCGCCGGGAGCGCCGAACGCCTGCTCAACATCGCGGCCCTCAAGGACTCGCGCGAGAACCCGGAGCAGCTCCCCATCATCCCGCAGATCTTCTTCGGGAAGTTGTATTCCGTCTGTGTTATCGAGCGCCGCCGCGCGACGCCTAATCTCTTTTGCCAGCTTGATTTTGTCCATAACAGCTCCTTCTAAAAATCGGGATCGATGTGCATCGAGGTCAGGAACTTCTCGTCTTCCTCTGTCATCCCCATCATGAAGAGAAAGGCGCGCTCTTCGGCCAGGGCGCGCGCCACCTTTTCCGGCGGCGCGCGCCGACGGTCCTCATGGGCCGGCCCGAGCCGGGCGGGCGAACCGCCGCGCTTGAGCCGATAGTTGGCCACCAGGCGCCGGGCGATATCGCGCAGAGTCTCAGGGCCCATCAGGGACCGTCCTTTCCGGCCTGCAGTTCCCTGGCTTTCTTGAAGCCCTTCCGCGGGCCGGGCTTGCGCTTCGTAATCACCTGAAGCAGTTCGAAAAGACGCAGGCGGTCCCGAGCCAAAATCCAGTCAGCGGCAATCTTGGTCGTGGGCCGCTCGATCCGAGAAATTCTCGGCAGCATGACCACGGCCCGCAGTTCGTCTGAGAACGCCTCGACCGCCTTCAGGACGGCAATCCCGGAGGGAATGCTTTTGACGACGGCCACGAGCGCGTCGGGGCGCCGGCGCAGCATCGCGGCCAAAAGGTCTTTGTGCCTCAGGTAAGCTGATGCCCGATACTGCACGCGGAGGTCAATCACGTACCGCAGATCGGCGGCGGTCTCTTCATCGGCAGAGTAGACGTACACGATCTTTTTCGGCCTCATTTTTGCGCCTCGCTTTCGACGAATTCCGTGCACGAGCAGAGCGGCTGTTCACAGTGGCGCCCGACACACTGGACGACGTTCCGGCCGCTCATCGCCTCGGCCTGCTTATGGGCGCTGTGCGACTGCTGCCCTTTACAATGATCGGACGGTAGTGTCCTAATTTGCTTTTCACGCCTTCATCCCGGTAAAGCGGCAGTCAACGTGCTACGAACCCACTCTGAGACGGTTTGCTTACTGGCCTTTGCCGCTGCCTCCACTCGCTTCTGCTCCTCTGGGCTTAGGCGTACCTGCACCTTACTGGCCTTCGCGGACCCCTTGGGCAGCCTGGGACGGCCAACCTTGCGCGGCTTAGTTTGTGCGGGCATTTTTGTGCTCCTGAATGAGTGCGACCTGGACGGCAGTTTGGGGGGAGATGGCCGGGGGGATGTGCAAGACGGTCACATGCCGCCACGGGTGCGCTGGATCGTCGGTTTCATGCGACCACGCATAGACCTTGTCGGTCTTTGGATGGCCCTTCAACTTGAAGACTTCTACGACGCCATCCCAGACAACCTGCCCTTGGAACGATTCTGTGACGGGCACACTTTCAATGTGCTTAGCTTTTCCGCCATGCAGTTTGTGAATCACGTCGCGTAGTTCTTCGATGTGGTTCACAACTGCTCCTTTCGCGGCGGTTGCGCGATTTCAACCCGCACAACGAAAGGAGCCTGATTCGTCGGATCGTCTATGACCGCAGCCTTCGGGAGCTTAGAGATCATCCAATTTACAATCTCCATTACCCCTCGGTAATTAGGCCAAGTGCTTCCGCACTCTTGGCAGCCGAGCATAAGGGATTGCTGCGTTCCCATTGGCCGCACGACACGGCAGTGGCATTGCTGGCATTCAACCTCCACGGCCTTAAGATCACTCAGTTGAATGGTAGTGCGCGTTTCGCTTATCATGCTGCTGCCTCCACCAAGTCTCCCACGCTCCAGAAGGTCTTTGCCACGCCAGCCGCCATTGCCGGGGTGCATCTCAAGGTGTTATGCCGCCGCACATAGTTGTAATAGGCGAAGTGAAGGCCGACCGCTGCCTCGAAATTCTCCCGTTTCTTGCTGAAAGCATGAGTCAATCGGGTCAGACGCCTCATGTGAAGCCGCGTTG